ATGGTTTGTACAGAGATGTAACAAACGGCTCGTTATATGACTGAAAGTATTGTTCTGATAGTTGTATGTCGGTAATCCTAAATAAATCGTTAAAACCACCTTCTGGTCCATACTTATTTTGAATGTATGCTGCGTCAATAAAAAATTCATTTATTAAATCTATTGACTGAAACTCTGGGTCATTTGGGTTATAGGGTCCTTGGTTTGAATCTACCGGTAATGGTTGTCCTGGTACGCTATATTTACCACTAAAACCACCATCTGGTCCGTATTCATTTAAAGGATATAGTCCATTTGCAAACTGATTTGTACCAATATAGTTGTCTGGTGAATCTATTACAGAAGAATCTTGTAGTGGTGAAACCTCATATGTCACATTACCGGCTGGTGGACTATATGTTCCTTGTATATTATATGGTGCTAGATTTCTAGCAATTAAAGAATTTCTAAAAGAAGATGAAGAAACAAATGATAATGTACTTTCAGACATACTAATTTTTATTTATTATATAAATAACTTGTTAGGGTGTTTTTTTACTAACTAGTAATTATAGTTTTTGGTTCTAAATTTTTCTCAAATGTCATTTTAGTACCTTCCTTTAGTTTTACTTGAAACTCGGTGTCGGTAAGGGATCTATTAATAGCACCTTCAGCAACCTTTTTCATTGCCGGATCAAGACCTGCCATATTATCCCAATTATGTTTAATAATAATTTCTTGTTTGATTGTTCCGGTGTGTTCAACGTTTGAATTTACCTCTGTGGAACTTAATAGTCCTTCCATCCAATCTTTTAAAACGTCTGCAATTGGGAGACTACTCTTAACAAAGTTTTTTAAATTAGTTTTTAAATCATCAAATGTTACTGAACCTAAATCGGTTAAGCCTTTATCTATTAAGTCTTTTAATTTTGACACACTCATCTTAAATAGGTCGCCAATTGACTTATCGCCGATAGCTCCCCTATAAGTTTCTGTTTTTCGCATAGCGTCATATTCCGGAGACTGTATTTGACTTGTAATTCCTCCTAACAAATTTTTGTAACCACCAGATACAGCCATGCTAGATGCAACACCATATCTTTGAGCCATTAATATTTGATTCATACTACTATTTAGTTTTCTTAATTCGTCGAGTTGGTCAACTGCCAATTCTTCCATAGTTTGTGCTTCTGTAACTTGTTGTTTTTCTATTAATTTAATATCTCGTTCCGTTAATAACTTAACTTCTTTTTCTATGTATTCTCCAGTTAATTTACCGGTACCATCTTCTTGTGCTACGCTAATTTTAGTTTCACCTCTTTCGTTAATTTGCGCCATAGTAGCAATAAGATTTCTGGTATCTTCATTGATAGGTAAATCCGGCATCCTAACTTGTTTTAATTTTTCCTCAAAATTTCCCGCATTTATTGCCATTTTTTGTAGTTCACCATTATTGTAGCCCAATGCTATCCCAATTTCATTAAGTCTTCTTTTGGCACCAGGTAATATTTCAGTTTGGTTGTTTTCCTTGTTGAACCTTGTAAATTCTTTTGTCATATTTACAATCTGGTTCTGCAGTTCAGCTGGATCGTTTTGTGATAAATCCATTAGTCTAATGGGTCTAATAAGTCACTTGTTGTGACCCCTAATCTTTGTAACGATGCTGCTAAATTAATTGCTCCTTCTGGGTTGAACACTTTATCAACAATCCCAAACACCCCGTCCATTGACACCCCTAACCTACTTGCTTGCGCCGCCATTTTTGCTAAACCTTTAATACCTCCATCAAAATTATAAAGATTCATTTTATCTAAATTTGCAACAACACTATCTGCAACTGCTTTTACCGTCACGCCGGCTTGTTGTGCTATTTTTGTGACTTGTAACAATTTAGGGCCAATACTAGCAATACCAATACCAACATCCCTAAAGTTTACTGCTAAAGTTTTTTGTTCAACTCCAGTAACTTTTGACGCTGCGGCAAAACCAACTAAAGTCCCTTTTCCTAAAGTCATATTGGTGTTTAGAGATTCAAATAAGTTGGACATAGTGAGTCCTGCGTCTTTAACTTCTAAACCGATTGACACCATTCCAGGTATTGCATCAGCAACAGCAACAGTGAGTTCTCTTGTTCTTTTACTTGTAACACCCAGACTTCTAGCTAACCTAAAAGCTTCTTCATTTAAACTTTTGGTTGCGTTTACATAAGATTCAACGCTAAATTCACCAAGGGTTTTGCCAAGTGCTGTTTTTAACGTTTTACCTGGGTTTTTTAAGACTTCTAAAAGACCACCCTCAACAATAGTTGAGATATCAAACCTTACGTCCTGTATCCCAACTTTTGCTTCTTCTTCGGATTTTTCTTTCTCAACCTTTTGTTGTTTCGACATTAGTTTTTATTTGATAAATATTTACTTATTCTTTTTATGTTCTTCAAAGATTTTATCAACTAAAAACCTTCTCACATAAGTCGGTATTGTTAGAAACTCACTATACTGTGTTCTTAATATTTTTGCTAGAATATAATATTCGTTTAAAATATGTAGGGAGTAATCAGAAGAAAGGCCGAAAAAACTCCACCCCAAAAGCGATTCCTACAATCACTTTTTCTCCAGACGGGGCTATAACTTCTTTTTTAAGATCTAATCTAGGTTCATTTTCGTTAAGAAAATTTTTGATGTGTTTTGAATCCATAATAGGCATTGAGTCGATGAATTTAGCAATATCCCCTTGGTCTTTGCTGCCATTTATCTCAACAATATTTTTTTGTAATTTTAAAGTGACCGATGGTACAATTCTTCCAGCCGGATATTTTTCTAAAATACTATCAATTTCTACTTGATCTTTTAGTGTTAATAATCTTAACTTAACCTCAGCACCACTCCTTGGTAAGGTGGTCTCAAATAAACCGTCTTCGTTGGGTTCATTTGGGGCTTGTATAATATTTAATTCGTCAAGTAGTAATGTCGTTGTAAATAGTTTTTCGGTTTTAGGGTCAATTAATTCTACAGTATATTCCGCACCAAACGATGTGTTTCTTAAAAAGATTAATAACGCTTCCAAATCACCATCTAATAATTCTTCTGGTCGTAAGTCTGGTTCGTACAATTTATTTTTTAATAGTGGTAAAACAATAGACTCTTTAACAGTTTTAGTAAAATTTAAATTACTAAGAATGTTTTCATCAGCGGCTGTTAAATAACCAACTTTAACACTTTTCTTTTTTGATTTATAAAACTTACCTCTAGAGGGTAACATAACCACATCGTGAGGTAAATTAAAATTCATTTGACCAATTTCATTCGTATTTGCATCCATAGTATTTCTTTTATTATAAAAATACTTTACTTATGTCTTTTGTAAATATAAATAAAAAAAATCCCCATACAGAAGTTGGGGATCTGAAATAAAATATTTTCGTTGAAGTATTTTTAGTACACAAGGATACAACGATCCATTCTAAGCGATGCTGTAATGTCCGCTAAAGCATCTTGGTTATAAGCCAATGCACCAAAGTTTACAGAAGTTAAAAAACAACCTTCTAAAATCCATTTTTCAACAACAACTCCGGTAGGATCCAACATTTCTAAATCTACGTTCTTTTTATAACCCGCAGCATAACCCATACGACCAGTTACCGACTCAGCACATAGACGTACCCACTCCATAAGAGCTTGAGAGGCGGAAGGTCCGATTGGGTCTCTAAATTTAACAGAGATTTCTTCCCAGTTAAAACGACCAGCTACATAAGTAGAGGTGTTTAAAAATTGAATTTCAGTAGAACCAACTTTAATAGACGGTCTTGCTGCAGTTTCAACAAACCATTCGTTTATCCCTAAACTAGATGGAAATCTTACGATAAACCTATTCTGTCTTTTCGGTTCATACGGGATAGGCATTTTCATTAGTAAATCAGCCATAATTATTAATTAAATTTTTTGTTTATTTAATTATAAATATAGACCTAACAAAAATTTTTCTATTTACTTTTATTTTTTTAAAATTATATATTATATATAACTTACTTAATTAATAATATTTAACTTT